TATACTCAGCACCAACTTGGCTATTCAATAGAGGAAGCTAAGAATGGTAAGAAGAGCACCTTTTTAGAAGGTGTTTTTATGCAAGCTGAGAACAAAAATAAGAATGGACGTATATACACACGTGAAGTTCTTACAAAAGCCGTTGATAGATTTGTCAACGAGCAAGTTATTACAGGTCGTGCAGTTGGTGAATTGAATCACCCTGATGGCCCTTCCATTAATTTGGATAAAGTTTCTCACAGAATTACTGAACTTAAATGGGATGGTAATAATGTGATGGGAAAAGCACTTATTTTGGATACCCCTATGGGTAAGATTGTAAAAGGTCTTGTTGAAGGTGGCGTGCAACTTGGAGTGTCTAGTCGTGGTATGGGAAGCCTTTCTATGAAAGATGGTGTTAACTATGTAGCAGATGATTTTATGCTGAACACAGTTGATATTGTCCAGGATCCTTCTGCCCCTAATGCATATGTAAATGGCATTATGGAAGGAGTTTCTTTTGAGCAGGATAGACCTGGTCATTTCGTTAAGGTAATTGAAGAAGGTGAGACAGAAGTGAAAGAATCTAAAGTGACGTTCTCGGAAGAGCAACAATCGGCAGGTTTTGAGCATTTCCTCTCTAAACTATAATCTCTATAGGAGAAAACATAATGTCTGAAGTTAAAGACGAAATTGTTGAAGATGTAGCAGAGGTTATCGTAGAGGATACGGAAGTAGAAGCAACGGTGGAAACACCAGAAGCACCTCTTACGGAAGCTCGTACAGTATCAGCAATACAAGCCTCAATGACAGGAATGTCTAAAGAGGGCCTTGACGCGATCTTCGAAGCAGCGAAAAAAGCAGAAGCGAAAGCTAAAGTGGAAGACGATGAAGAAGAAGAGGACGATGAAGGTGATGAAGATGAAGGCGATGTTGAAGAAGGTAAAGCTAAGAAAGAACAAGTAGACGGAGAGGGTGACCTTGAAGGTAAATCAAAAGCTAAGAAAAAGAAAGTCAAAGCTGATGATGGTTCTGAAGGCGATACAGTAGAGTCTAAAAAGAAATTTAAAGAAGATGTTGAAGCGTTAATTAAAGACGAAGATACATTATCTGAAGGTTTCAAAGCGAAAGCTGAGACTATCTTTGAAGCAGCACTGCAATCAAAAATCATTTCTGAAACAGCAAAATTAGAAGAGAGATATGCTTCTGATCTAGCTGGTGAAGTTGAAGCTATTAAAGAAGATTTAGTTGACAAGGTTGACGGTTACTTAACATATGTAGTCGAAAACTGGATGAAGGATAACGAAGTTGCGATTGAGCATTCTTTGAAGTCTGAAATCACTGAGTCATTTATTGATTCACTAGGTCAGTTATTTAGTGAGCACCACATTAATGTGCCTTCGGATAAAGGAGACATCTTAGATGCTCTATCTGAAGAAGCAAAAGATGCTAAAGCTCAGTTAAATGACGCAACTGCAAATGCTATGGAACTTGCTGAGCAAGTTAAAACTTACCAACGTAAGGAAATCGTAGCAGAAGCATGTGAAGGCTTAGCGGCAACTGAAGCGGCAAAAGTAAAAGAATTAGCAGAGGCTGTTGAAGCTGATGATAACGAATCTTTTGCATCTAAAGTAGCTACAATTAAGGAATCTTACCTTAAGAAAGATACCGCGGTAGAAGCAACTCCGGAAGTTGATGCTATTACTGAGGATACACAAGAACAAGATGTTTCGGATTCAATGAAGAAGTATCTAAGCGCAATCAAGCGTACATAACCATTTTTAGGAGAATTTTAAATGGAAATTAATAGACAAGTATTACAGGAAAAATGGGCTCCTGTACTTGATTCTCAAGATTCATCTGCAATTAAAGACGCACACAGACGTCAAGTAACTGCTGTTGTTCTTGAAAACCAAGAAAAAGCATTATCAGAAGAACGTTCTTTAACGGAAACTGCTGCTAACGCTACTGGCTCAAACATTGATAATTGGGATCCTGTCCTAATTAGCTTAGTAAGACGTGCGACTCCTGCAATGTTAGCATTTGATCTAGTTGGTGTTCAACCAATGACTGGACCAACTGGCCTAATCTTTGCAATGAAGTCTAAGTACAGCACTCAAGGTGGTACTGAAGCATTGTTCAACGAAGCTGACACTGGTTTCTCTGGTGCTGCTTCTGGTGACCTAGGTACTGCGGACGCTGGCAACAACGACCCGTTCTCTGGTGACGATCCAACTTCAGGTCCATCTGCTGACTCGGCTGACTCTGATACTGTTGCTGAGTATATGCCTGGTTCAGGTAATGCTACGGCTACTGCTGAAGCACAAGGTAACTCTGGTCCTGCTATTCCTTCAATGGCGTTCTCAATCGATAAGACTACTGTGACTGCAAAGTCTCGTGCTCTTAAAGCTGAGTACACTACTGAATTAGCACAAGACCTTAAAGCTATCCACGGTCTTTCTGCTGAAACAGAACTTGCGAACATTCTTTCAACTGAAATTTTAGCTGAAATGAATCGTGAAATTATCCGCCTTGTAAACATTGGCGCGAAAGTTTCTACTCGTGGTACTGTTGCTGGTACATGGAATGCAACTGCTGCAGCTGATAACGGTGGTGCACGTTGGTCAGTTGAGCGTTATAAAGCTCTAGTTCAAGCAATTGAGCATGAAGCTAACCAAATTGCTGTTGACACTCGTCGCGGTAAGGGTAACTGGGTACTAGTATCTAACAACGTTGCTGCGGCATTAAATGCTGCTGGCGTTATGGATACAGGTATGGGTGCATTAGGTGCACAGCAAATGGATTCTGACGTAACTGGATCTTTACTTGCTGGTACTTTAAACGGTAACATCAAGGTATATGTTGATCCATATGCAGGCGTAGACTATTTCAACGTTGGATATAAGGGTACTAATCCTTATGACGCTGGTATGTTCTATTGCCCATACGTTCCATTAAGCATGATGAAGACAATTGGTGAGAATGATTTCCAACCAAGGATCGGATTCAAAACTCGTTACGGTATTGCTGACAATCCTTTTGTCACTGCAGGAAATAACAACAATGTATACTACAGAAAACGTAAGGTTACTAACCTGTAATTTTTTAGGTACACAAGAAGATCCCCCTTCATTGGGGGATTTTTTTTATTTTATAAATAAATTTGTTATGCCAAAAACTGAATTATTAAGAGATGCAAAGTATGAAGACTTTCGTAAGCATCATTTAGATAAATTTAAAGGTTATAGTGAAAATATGGAATATTATTTATGTTTATATAGGGCTGGACAATGTGGATCATGGTTAACTTTTTTTGTCAATCAACATGACAGTTTTCCTAAGTATGATGTTAATGTAAAAGAAGGTGGCATAGATGTAGGATGTTACGGTTCTGATTGGTATAATCATGAAGAAACAATAGAAAAAAGAATGTCCCCAATAGGTAGAGCTACTTTTGGAGATCCAAGAGTTTTGGCTAAAAGGGAAAATGCCACAAAAGACTTTTTAAAGGTATTACCTAATCACGAACTTCATTATAATGAAACTATAATTAATCAGGCCGAATTTAATTATGTTATGAGAGTAATGAATCCTAAAAAAGTAATACTTCCTGTTATCCGTAGTACATTATTTGATAATCTTTTAGATAGGTGGATGAGATATTTAGACTATAATAAAAATGCATCTTTTATGCATCCGAAAAATCACACTTTAACTAGAAACAATTGGGCAGAGAAGTGGGAAAGATGGTCAGCATATTTAGATAAAATTAAACCATACGGTATGCCAGGAGGAGACTTAGTACTGTATTTAGATATAGGAAAGTTATTAGAAGGATGTGAAGACGAATACAATAAATTATTAATAGCAATACAAGAAGATCCATTACCAAATAAAAAAGAATTAATAACAGAGTATAGGAACCTTATAAATATATAGTATGCCAAACTTTTTAAATCCATCATCGTTCGTTTTAACATTAGATAGTCAAACCTATTCTGGTGCAGAATTTACGATTCAAACAATGATTCTTCCGGATGTATCTGCGGACGGTGCACCTTTACCATTTAAACAAATTGATGTTGGAATACCATCAGATAAAATAGTATTTGGTCAATTTGAGATATCATATCTAATTGACGAAGACCTCTTAAATTATAAAGAGATCTTTGATTGGATAAAAAATAATGTAGAAGCTAATCATTCAACTAATGCTACACGCGACTTGACGCTTACTATTATGAATTCAGCAAACAATGTTACAAAACAAATCAAATTTGTCGACGCTTACCCGACAACTATTTCGTCTCTACCATTTGATATCACCACAACCGATGTAGAATATCTTACAGCTGTTGTATCTTTTAAATATTCATACTATCAATTCTTATAATGAGTCACTTATATTATGCAAAAATCAATCGAAAAATGGATAGATAAATTCGTATCTGTTCATAATGAAAAACTTGGCACTGTGCCATGTCCATATGCACGAAACGCATTAATCAATTATGTTAAAACTAATGACATCCGCAAGTCTCTTGAGGATTACAGTGTAGATTTTAATGATGATTATCAAGTAGTATGTCTTTATACCCCAACTAAAAATTATACGCCAAAAGAGTTATCTGATATTGTAACAGAATTTAATCATAACGCAATGGTTATGGATATTGTTGCATTAGAAGATCATCCGCACGATGAAGAAATTATTAATGGCGCAAAGATGAATTTTGGTAAGTGTATATTAGTACTAGTACAGAGACTAAGTGCAATTAATGAGGCTAGTAATATCCTTAAAGACAAAGGATACTATGCTAACTGGTCAGTAGAAAATTTAAATGATGTTGTGTCTTGGAGATTTATTGGATGAGTTACTCCTATGCGAGAATTAATTTAGAAAAAACAAAGTATAAGAAGATAGG